CCTGACCATATCTTCTTCAATTTCGATGATCCTGGTGTTGTAGACGGTCAGTAGCGCATTGACCTGATCCTGGAAGGATCTCATTTCACCGCGCAGTTCGGCTTCCAGCGCGGACAGCTGTGCGTTGATCTGCGCTTCAAGTGCAGTGACGCGTGCGTTGACCGATGCTTCCAGGGCATCGACCTGGTCTGTGATCTCCCTGGACAGCTGATCGAACCGCGTATTCACTTCATCGACGAACGTGTTATACAGATCGACAAGCGCTTCATACTTGGTGTTCAGATCTTCGATCGACTGATCAAGCCATTCATCGCGCGCTTCGCGTTCTGCCTTCCATTCATTTAATTCAGTGATGTCATGATTGACGGTGTTCAGCGTCTTCAGGATCCAGTCCATATTCATGTCATGAAAATTAGAATATGGATACTGCTGCCATACCATAGGCTGTTCCTCCTTAATAGACAAGTATGCAGAATTCAGATTTGAAACGGTCGGCTATGTATCCGTAGATATTAAATTCGGATATATCACGTTCCTCCCTGATCATCTGCTGTGTAGTTGTTACGCCGATATTTCCCTGTTCAGTCCGGACAGTTTTCCCATGACCGGCAGTCTGGTCCTGGTTCCTTATTCCTTCTGCCCAGCTATCGGAATTGAAGCCTTTGCTGGATCCGGTGCTGGTTCCGTTGCCGGTCGTATCGGTTTCTTCCGTGATCGTGCCGTCCTTGTTCCAGATCGGATTATATTCCAGCTGCGTGGTTTTGAACATTTTTTCAAAATTGTAGGCATTCGCCTTCGACCAGTGGCCGATGGCATATTTCATGAAGTCGCCATCCGGATACAGAAGTTCCAGATCAGCGCACCGCATAAGGATTTCATCGATCGTCAGCTGCCTGTCGATTCCATCCGGAAGCTGCATCGTATCAAATAACGTCGGATCCCAGGAATAGAGACCCAGGATGCTTATATAGCTATTCATCTTCGGCCACCTCCTGCGGACGTTCGTCCGGATCCACCGGATTGACGTCGGGATATGTCAGACGGACTGACAGATCCAGTCCGAACATCTTATTCACCTTCCGGCAGCATCTGTTCATCTCTTCCAGCCACAGATCCGCCTTCGACCGTGTTTCCGTGTTGTTAGCATTGATTTCATTTGTCAGAAGGCGTTCCGACTTTTCGAAATTCGCGTTCGGAATGCCGATCTCCGTCAGGAATAGATTCTTCCATCGATGCAGATCGGACATGATGTCCGATGTGATATACGTTTCCTTCAGATTCTGGTTGAAAGCCATCCAGCGCGGATTCCCGTCAGCGTCGAAGAGCTTTTCGTCGATGACCGCTGCCGGATCCCCTGCTGCGATGTTGTCGTACAGTTTCTTATAAGACTGCGCCTGTGCCTTATCCTTCGCCATGAAGACGTATGCCAGCTTACTGTTCTGCAGGTTGATCGCTGCAGATTCGGCCGACAGCGCCATCATGGAAGCGTAGAATGTTACCAGATCGCCGATGCCGGACCAGTTCGGCTGCAGCCGGATGATCTCGCATTCGGTGCCGATCTCCGGACGCTGGATGTCGCGCAGCAGCGGATTTGTTACGACGTAGTTCGTCGGCTGATACCACAGACCGCGTCCCATCGGCTGACCGTTCATGAAGATCAGACCGTACTGATCGGACCGGAATACCGCCACGTGTCCAAGCATCAGAAGGCAATATCGGAAGAAATCATAATTCCATTCTTCCGGCAGCCCTTCCCATGTGAAGACCGACATCGCTTCCTGGATCAGATACTTTTCAAACAGCTTTGCTGTCTGGTTGTCGGCCAGGTGTACGGTCGACGGCCGGATCTGACCATTGTAGATATTTATGTAATCATATTCAGCCGGTATATTTGATGCCATGTCCTGCGTTCCTCCTTTCACGTTTCTTCTTTGCTGCAAAGAACAGCAGTAGACTGTTGTTCTTGATGTAAGGATTGTAGATGCATCCCTGATATGTCATGTTGGATCCGGCCCACTGCCAGCCATACTGCCGGTACCGGATGTACGTCGTGAAGTAATCAGAAGAATAATTACTATCAGATGTCCTGATCGTGTTTTCGTCGATGATCTCTTCGACAACGCATACATGACCTGCCATTCCACCGCTGAAGCACAGCGTTGCACCGAGTGCCGGTTCCGTTCCGCGCGGAAGGCCGTCGTCGTATCCGAAGTAGCTGTCCGCATTGCCCAGCGACATCGGACAGGACGTACTGCCGGACAGTTCCATGAAACGACCATGGACGTATCCTGTACAGTTCGGAAGTACGGATCCGGTGTCGAAGTCGCGGACGATGCATCTGTTATAACCGCCGTAATTGACGTTCGTCCATAGCGGATCCCCGACTTCCGGCGGTGTCAGTCGCGGTCTGAATCTACTCATAATAGAAACCGCCTTCCAGGTACGACCGGATCTGCGCTGCTTCCGACTGTGTACCGCTGATCGGAATATCACCGTCCTGTACGATGATATATCCGGACAGTGTGCTGATCTGCTTGACGGCCATCAGCGGACGTCCTGCATGATCCGGATCATCGTCTGTCACCGGATAGAAATGCTGGATCAGGCCAGGCTGTCCGGACAGATCAGACCATCCACCGCGACCGCCGATCGTCGTCGCCTTCGGCGCAAGCGCCTGCGCAGATGATCCGATGCCGTTGACAGCACCCATCACGTTTCCAAGTGCTGCATTCGCTGATACGCCAAGCAGCGAAGTGAAACCGCCGATGATATCCTGCCGGATCTGTGACAGCTGGATCGGTACACCGACCTGCGACTGCAGACGGTTTGTATCAGTTCCCGCGATCTCAATATTCAGGATCCCGTTTCCGCTGATCAGATCGGTCCGTAGATCCAGCGTGATCGACGGACTGGAAGCCAGTACCCTGGTATCCAGCTGGATCAGACCGAACGGCGGTATGAAGAGTTCCGCTTCCGTATACGGACTGATATTCAGATAGGAACCGCGGCTGCCGGCCTGCGGATGACGCGCGATATTGCTGATCGTGATCGACTGATGAATAATGCAGTTAAAGGTGTATGCCAGCTTCGTCGCCGTGATACCTGTTGAAATACCTGCAACATTGATCGTTCCGGATGATCCGGCGCCGGACGGGAGATCCGCCGGCGCGAACGGTACCCAGATGCATGACTTGATATATTCAAACGGATCAATGATCGATTTCTGCAGCATAATGGAAGCATCATTCAGATCGAAGTTATGATCTACGGTAACAAATGAATTCATCAGATAATCCATCAGCGACCGCAGGCCAGGATAACCCATCATGTAATATGCGATACTTCCCTGCGTCGGATCCTGATCCACGACACCGACAACATACCGCCCGCCTGCAAGTGAAGAATCGACGGTCTGGTATTTGGTGCTGAATGTCTGCACACTGTTGACCGGCGCCGTCTTCATCGGATACAGATTGTCAACGATCGTTCCATCGTATGCTGCAGCTGCGCGCAGTACGTACAGACTGCTGGATCCGATCTCTGCTTTGTACGTTGCCAGCACATCGCAGATCATGCGCGCTTCCCACAGCGGTGCGTTGTACGTCCATTCAGCGATAAAGTAATACCGGCCGAACGTCGGAATATACGCATAATTGTAGGACGCCGGACTGAATGTCCGGCCCAGATCCAGCGCGATGACCGGAGCTACCAGGCCGGAGCTGTCCTTCAGGATGCATTGAAAAGAAGCCGAAGCTGCGCCCGGCTGTTTCGTGCTGTTCTCTCTTTTGCTGAAAGAGTACAGATCGACAGTGAAACTCATGTTCCGGCTTCCTCCCTTCCTTAATCGAGCAGCAGGATGATACCTTTTTCTGTCAGGTCCTGCATGAGCTGGATGTTGACCGTAAGGAATGTATTCCAATACAGGCCCTTTGCGTTCATCGGTGTCGTTGTCAGGATCCAATCCTTCAGGTTGTAGGCAATGGCATCCTCATCGAAGATCATGCCGAACACGGAATCCAGCGTCTGCGCTGCTGTTGTGTCGACTGTTCCGTCCGGTTTGAGATAGACGGCCGTTGCGTTGATCTTCATCGGATCCTTGATCGCCTGCCAGTAGCTGACGCCTTCAACATCCGCATATGCCAGCGGTTCATCGTGGTACGTTACGGTGTTGACCATCGCGTCGATCATGTCCAGGCAGTCGGCCTGCAGATAGATCTTCTGATTGGCATACGGTGTGTGACGCATCAGCTTATGACCTGTCAGGACCTGCTGGTATTCCTGGCTGCGCTCTGTCATTCTGCGGGACAGCGTGTTGATCCTGGACCGTACCCAGCGGAAGAACGGCTCAACATTGCCAGGCTGCCATACAGTCTGCGCTGTCAGCGCCGGCGTGATGCCGGTCAGTGCGTTATATTCCGTCAGCAGATGGATAACGCCATTGTTGATGCTGTTCTTGGCAGCGATGAAGTTGACGAGATTCCCGCGGACCATCTCTTCGCGGTACTGCTCCCATTTGTTATTCATCTCGCTGGTCTGCAGCGCAACGAAGGACCCAAGCTGTTCCGGACCCTCAAACGCGTTGATCAACTGATCGCGGAATGTTGTGAACTCATCCTGGTATACATCTGTGCCGTAGTACCGCATCTCAATCACATCATTCTTGTTGATCGTGTAATGGTCTACGGACTGCCCATCAACCGGATGATATGCTTCTTCTGCGGTAATATTCTTGTCAGCAATGCTGATCTTGCGGCGGATACCGCCCCATCTTCCTGCATCTGCTTCAATGCCGGAAAACTTCGCCTTGTACGGACGGCTGGAAAAGATCGTCCGGCCGATCGTCTGCATCAGTGCGCTGTATACGGTATCTGTGCCGGCCTGCAGCGTCTGATTAGCCATTGAGACAAAATCTTCCATGTTCGCCGGTGCGATGGATGCCTGTCCTGTTGCCTGCGTGTGCAGAGCATTCAGCAGTGTATAGACATCTTCTGTGGCCATTGTGTTGACACTCATGGTATTTATTCCTCCCTTATTCTCTTGCCCATTGTAGGCTTGATGATATCGCCGATTATATCATCGACCGTCCTGGGTTTATCCTCCGGCATCCGTGCAGCCTGGACGTTTGCCGTCTGGATCTGTTTGATCTTCTCATCAAACATCGTGTTCATCCGGCTGATCGCCTGATCGAACGCCGCAGCGAGATCCGCGCCCGGCATCCGGTTCGGATCTTCTGCCGGTTCCGGCTGTGCCGGTTCCGGCTGTGGTGCCGGTTCCGGATCCGCCGGTCCGCTGCTGTGAGAGAAGTCAGATCCGGCAGCCTCCATCTGCTGGATCTCCTCGCGGGAATATCCCGCATTCAGTAATGTGATCACATCATCGATCTTCATAAATCTTGTTCACCTCCAATTGAACATCATCATATAAGGATCCGAGACATTCGGACCGGTCCTTGTCATTTCCGAACAATCCGGCAATCGTCAGATAGGCCAGGCACCGGATCAGCATGTCGTGATCGATCCGGTTGACGATATTCAGGACCGGCTTGCTGTCCTTGTCATAGTGATCCAGCGATACATAACAGATATCACCGTCCAGCGATTTACCGCCCAGCTTGCTGGTATACTGCAGCATGGTACCGATATCCCGCGTATCCGCATTTACCTTGCCATCATTACGGCCCCAGTCTGCGACCCAATGATCGTACTGACTGCATTCCGGATCCACATATTTAAGCCAGGATCTGCTGCAATAGACGCCGGTATAATATCCTGCTTCCCGCATTTTGCTGCAGATGATCGCTGCGATATCTCCTGCAGCTTCTGCCGGATTCCATCCGTTTGCCTTCTTGTATTCAGAGTTCTCCTGATCAACCCATACGCCAAGATCCGGATCCAGTCCTTTGATCGTCTTCAGGAAGGCGTCCGCTTCCTTGACAGCCATTCCTTCATTCAGCGCTTCCGTAAACCAGTACAGGCCGAACGGAATGCCAAGATCGCGACACTTTTGGACGTTCTTCCGGAAGAACTTGTCTTCCGTCGTCCAGTAACCGGCGCGGATGATGACGAACATATCCTTATATGGAGTAAGATCGATGTCTCCCTGCCATTCGGATATATCGATTCCGTAGGCATACGCGTCAATCATGCAGCTTACCTGCTATCTGCTGGATCAGCGATTTCAGTTCCGCGATGATCGACGTATTCGCGTTGATCGCATCACGCATGTTATTCATTTCCTGCTTATGGTTTTCACTTTCCTTCTGCAGATACCAAAAGAGAACACAACATGCAGCAATCGGAAAACCAAGCGTTCCGATGAATTGAGTAATCGTATTTATGTCCATATCGCGATCCTCCCTTTATATCAATAATGAGCGGCATTCTGGAGGACATGCCCCTCATCCGCACCGCTTCCGGCGGTACATGTACGCGGATCCGCTCAATTACAATATAATATTATGCGAAGTATTTTTCAAACAATGACACCGCTTTATAATTTTCGAACTTTATCAGGCCGTCAAGGTAATTCCACCACGTCCGGATGTGATCCCGTTTCATTCTTGTTAGATCCATGTAGTTGGATCCGTACTGCTGCGACTTAGGCAGCTTCGCTTTGCTGAAGGATACATAGAATTCGTTCCGGTTCTTATGTTCGTAGATCGTCAGATCACCCACCGACCAGACCGGTACATATTCCTTCAATGGCTGCTTCTTTACGTATCGGAAATCGTTCATGATGAATTCATTACGGATCGACATCCTGGCGTACTCTTCGGACGCTGTCTGATACAGCGCGGTTTCTGCCTTCTTTGCGCTGATCGGACTATGCTGCAGGATCAGCAGCAGCAGGTTTCCGCGCTGATATACTTCGATATCCTCACTGATCATCTTTTCTGCAGCAGAAACCAGATCGAACTGCATGAAGATATCGTTTGATATATTCAGGCTGTTTGACAGCGCAAGCAGACGGACCGGATCCAGACCGGCCAGTTCCCTGTTCCGGTTGATCGTTTCATAAGCATTCGAAAGCGCGATGCCTTCCATCTTCAAGGGCCGGACATGCGGTTCCGTGATGAATTCATCGTAAATGATGTACTGGTATGCGGACAGATCGACACCGCGGACGGACGCAAATGTCGAAAGCGCAGCGCAAAGACAGATTTCCTGATCCGTATCATCGCGGTATAAGGACCGCATCTTTTTACCATGGACCGCAGTATGGAACGTGATACCCATGTCATTGCAGACAGCTGTGACGCTGGATGTCTTCGGATCTGCCTGCAGCTGCGATTCGATTTCCGTCCGGCGCAGCAGGATAAACGTATGGCCATGTTCGATCATCCAGCGTATGAAGCCATACGTTTTCCCAATACCGCGACCGCCGGTTATGAAGTTGAATATGAAACCGGCATCCAGTATCGACCGGACGTCAACCCATCCGTCCTTTTGATATAGATTGATCTTCTTCTTCATATACTTAAGTATATACCAAAGTAAAAGAGACGTTGCCCGCCGTCTCTTTTACCATATTAGTGAAGACTTGCCAGAAAGATATTCGGAGGTGTCCAAAGATCACCTTCAGAATATCAGAACGGCAGTTCGATATCAAGCCATACAGGAAGCAGGTACGGCTTGCCGTCACGCTTCTTCTTTTCGATGATCCGGAAGCCGAATCGCCCTTCATTGATCGCGTCCGTCAGTTCCGCGTCCTGTCTCATTTCCGTGATCTGATCCGCCATGAATCCAGGCAGATTGCAGATGATATTCTTACCGATCGCAACGGAAGGCGTCGGACCGTACTGACCCTTCGTGCTGATGTACAGCGCGTAGACCGTGTATACCTTGTCTTCCGGATATGTCTTCCGCAGTTCCTTCAGGCTTGTATAAACTGCTGCTTCCTTTTCAGGATAATCGTATGTGTAGATCGCTGTGTTTCTGTTGTACTTCTGTGCAAAACTTGTCATATTACCTCCATATTCAATGACATTCAGTTGACCGGATCCCTGCAGGCATCAGGAATAGTCATCATATAAACTTCTTTTAATATCGATATTCGATAGAAAATTGATCAGTCGCCGGTATTCGCCGGTCGTTGAAAGCGTATAGGTAGAATCGCGCAGGTAGATGTTCGACGTGATATCCAGATGATGACCGTCGATCGTCACGCTGGATATGTCCGGCGCATCGTTGTAGATCGCTTCCTGCCCGCCGGCTTTCCGGAAGACGAACCCTTCACGGAAATTGTCCAGCGTTCCGAGTTCGGCAGCGCCTGCCTTCTTCGCAACACCTGAAACCGTCAGATGGATCCCGTCAGCATCCTGGTACGCATACTTCTTCGCGCCCAGCGTGATGAACGCGTCGATCGGTTTATCGTTGTCCTTTTCGAAGATGCCGATATAGTGCGTCTTGCCGGCCATATCCGTTGCCGATGCATCATACGTGATATACCGCTCATTCAGCTGTTTGAACTCTGTATCATAATTACCGACGTACTTGATTGAATCGGTGTCGGTATACAGGAATGCATCCGGATGCACGATCCGCATGCCGTCTTCCAGCTTCCTGCGCGCGTAGGCCGTACACCATACGCCCCACTGGTACGGCAGCCATCCGATCCGATGATACTCTTCAACCAGATCCGCTGCAGTCTTCGATGTGTCTTCGACCAGGATCCCATCCTGGAAGATCAGTTCCGGCCGGATCGGATTCTGTACTGTCATTCCATAGAATGAATTGAACTTATTCTTTACCTTGCCATATAGGTATTCGTCAGTACCCTTCAATTCTGTTTTCTGCCGGTACATCTCAATCAGAAGCGACCGGAACCGGATCGGCAGTCTGCGCTTGTTCGCAACGTACAGCTTGCTGACGTACAGACCGCTGAATTGATATTCCTCCTGAATGATATCCAGATCCACTTCAGTGATGACCATCTTCGCTGCCGTTGCCTGCAGGATCCGGCCGTTGTCGCGGACCGGATCATCTACCTGCAGGCACTTCGCTTCCGCGATGTACGGAACCGGCCAGCGATCATCCTTCAGCTTCAGATCGTAAAACGCGATCTCCATCAGACACGCGCATCCATGGCGCAGGTACATTTCCAGGTATTCCGGATCCGCTGCATGGAACGCGGTCGGATACAGTTCAGACAGAAGGACCGAAGGATAACTGCTGGATATATCGTAGCTGTTGATTTCATAGCCAGGACTTGAATATATGATCCGTCCGGCATTCCATCTGTTTGCATGCGTATTCCCGCCGCGGAAGGCCTGCCGCAGCATCAGGAAGACATCCAGATCCGGCAGCATCTTCCGGATATAACCGCCGTATCCCTTCAGCGCGTCCTTCGCTTCTCGCCTGATGTATCCGGTGCTGGTCAGCGGAATCGTATACAGATCATCGCCGTCCTTTTCCATTTCATAGATCAGCGCTTCACGAAGACCTTTCACGTCGTTGATGCAGTACCGCAGTTCTTCATCATTCAGTTCGGTCCACGGATATCTGACAACGGAATAATCCAGTTCGGTCTTCTGATCCGCAACATGCATGTTCTGCAGGAATCTGCGCAATGACATATTGCTGTGAATGTATGAACATCGGAATTCCAGTTTTCCGGAATCGAACTTCAGCACCTTCCGGCTGTCCATCGCGAAGACGGAATCGACCGGAATGACTGACTTCAGGTACTGGAACTCAAAGGACAGGTTATGGACGTATACGACCATTTTGACGTCATCCGGAAGCGTTCCGTTGATCAGACGGACAAACGTCCGGAACTCTTCCCAGGTGCGCCCAATGACCGTGATTTCGGCTGTCAGCTGAAATTGCCAGATATACATGACCGCCTGCTGCAGATCATCGATGTTCGACGTTTCAATATCGAACGTACACGGATCCTGCAGGTAGTTATGTTTTGTCCGCTTCCTGGATCCGCGCTGCTTTACCGGCAGGCTTCGCAGCAGATCCGGATCCAGTCGGTCGACCGTCAGGATCTGTTCTTCTGCTTCCATGACGTTACTGTTTCCAGGTGCAGCTGTTTGATATAATCTGACGGCTTGACGCCGGACGGCCGGTCAATCGGTCGTGCGTTTTCCAGATCCTTCAAATGCTTTGTCCAGTAATCGAAGTTGCGTTTGAACTGATCCGGTTTGAGATTCAGCCGAAGCGCTTCCGCAAACATTTGCGCTGCCTGATGTGAAACATACTGCCAGTTCGATCCCATACGTTCCTGCATATCACCCATGAAACGACCGTACTGATCGAACTGCGCTTTCGTCAGCGGTTCTTCCAGACCCAGACGTTCCTGCAGTGTGCTTTGCCGTTCCTTAAGATAGTTTTCATATCCGCGCGCAGTGTAGATCCGTCCTTCGATATAGGATCCGGCCAGCGACAGCGCTTCATCCAGCATCCGGTTTGATGCTTCGCTTGTCTTCGGCAGCTTCTCATAAATCTGTGGCATGCGCTGTTTCAGTCCGCGACGTTCGAACGCATGTGAGCGCTGCGTCACCGACCGGCGCAGATTCGTATAAAGAGACCGTTTAGTCGCTTCCGGCAGGTTGCTGATCTGCCGTCTGGACATCCGCTTGATATCTGACAGTTTCATTGTTCTTCTTCCTCCTGGACGCCTTCAGCGATCGCTGCAGCATCTGCCTGATGACTGCTGTGAAGGAATCGTTTTCCATCTTCGATTCCAGGTACGCGATGATATCAGCGTCTTCGACCGTCCGAAGGCGCAGCGTGTACGCGGTGTAGTTCTGCCGGTTGTATTCGGCATTGTACTGGATCCTGTTACTCATTAATATATCACCTCTCTTTTATATGCGTCGGTCCACTTGTCTGCGATCGTCTGGATGAACATGGATCCGGTTCCGCGTCTTACGCGGTCCACCTGGATCCGCGCGGATTCCTGGATCAGATTACATGCGTATATGATTTCTTCAGCGCGCTTCAGTGCAGTCGCTTCATCCGGATATGCTTCGATCTTTGCATATCGTATCGGTGCCTTGACCGGTCGAACTCTGTAATAAATGTTCATAAGACCCACACCATCCAGTACAGCAGCACCAGCGCAGGCATTGACAGCACTGCCAGCATTAATTCAATTCGTTCCTTCATCTTTATCCTCCTCTATTGATGAACATAGCAGCACAGCAGCATCCTTGGACCGCTCCGCTTCCCATATTGCAATCCACATGAGACCCTCTACATAGCCTATGCCACGTTCCTCTAACACGTTCCTATATCTCTGATATTCTTCGGGAATGTTGTCATAACCGAAGTCGCATTCTTCCGCCCAATTCACAAATATGAAGAACGCCCGCAACAGTGTTTCTTTGTCAACGTCAATCAATCTTCCCATGGTCTTCACTTCCTCCTATAAAACTGATGATCCAGACGACCGGCATCAGTATGGCCATCATCAGCATGACGCCGATCGTAACGGCGATGATCAGTTCAATGATGATATCCATTACTTCAGATCCGCCCGGATCCGCATCGGAATCCTGTCCGGATATTCACGCTTCAGAAGGATCTTCGATTCCTTCCGCGCATCGGTATGCGTCGGCGCCTGGTAGTACATTTCCTGTACGATCCGATCCGGATCATCATTCCAATACCATGTTATACGGAATGTCCGCAGATCCCCTATTCCACTGCGTTGCATGCGATCACCTCAACCTTCACATCATACGGCCATTTATTGATGTCATCACGGACCCAGGCAAGTTCTGTCATGCGTTCCATCATGTATCCGTATGCTGCATCGCGATTCCGCGCTTCCACGATCATATAACATCTGCGCGGTGCTGGATCCCAATTCGGATCCAGGAAACTGACCTTGTACCTTTTCATCTTCGGCACCTCCTTGGAACTTCATTATATAATGAATGCTCATCATGTTTACATCATGCAATCATGAAAGATATTTCTGTTATCCATAAATAAAATTTATGATTCATCATGGTCCGGTCCAGGCGCAGTCTGGCACAGGTCAGGTGCGAGTGCTAATGTATGGTATAGTATACATCATGGTATACCAT